TTTCAACGTACTCTCCAACATAACCTGTTGCCGCAGCGTCGTTAGTATTGGTGCCTGCCACCGCCGTACCTGCTGAGGTAATGGCGAGCTTCGTTGTCCCGTTGGATTGCAGATTGAGGTTGCCCGTTGTGTCGGCAGTTGTTACGACCCCACCAGAGGTCGATGCGTTGATCGATGCGGCCATGATTTATCCTTTAGTAATATTCATCAACGATGATGTAGCCAGAACCACCAGCACCACCGGCATATCCAGAAGTTCCGGCTGCGCCTGCTGTTCCCCCCGCCCCAACTGTGTAGGTATATGTGGCAGCAGGGGAATTAATAATAAGTTCAAAATATTCTCCTTCGCCGCCACCGTATCCGACATTTTTGTCCAGTTGATCAACGATGCCCACACGGTACTTGCACCCGATCCCGCTGAACCTCCACCTCCTGTATTGGTAGTTCCGGCTTGTCCTGCCCCTGTTCCGAAGATTCCTACGTTCCTTGGGGTTGCACCACCAGCACCACCACCACCACCACCCATAATTGCACCACTGGTTGCGTTGGTGAAATCAAGAGATCGCGGATACCCCGCTGCGCCAGCAATACGAACGGATGCTGTTCCTGCACCACCGCTTCCACCGGATGACGCTACCCCGCCATTTGCCAAAGTTCCAGAATTGCCTCCCGCCGCCGATACGGAGTTAAAGGTAGTGACCCCTCCTGTGCCGCCGTTTGTACCAGTACCGTCGGAAGAACTTCCTAATGCTCCAGCACCCCCTCCTTTTGCTCTCACCAAAATCTGCGTACAGTTTGCAGGTCTTGTATAGGTAGCAGCAGTTCCAGATAGAAGTACCTGCCGTGTATGCACAGCAAGCGTTGTGGTGTTACCTGCTGGCCCAGTTACCCCAGCCGTACCGTCAAGGACGAGGCTCATTTATTTACCCTCCAGTGCTGTATTAACCGCCGCTGCCACCCTTGCAACGAAACGCTCTTCTTCTGCTTGCGCTGTGGCGTGACGGGCTTGCTCCTGCTCGCGTTCGGCGGCTTCACGCATAACACGTTCCGCTTCTGCGCGGATGCCAGCATCCTGCGCGGCCTTGTCTTTTGCTGCCGCCATTTCCATCGCGGAAACTTTTGTCTTGAAAAAGAAATCTATGCTCGCCTTCACATCTGCGGCATTGGGGATTTCAAAGCAAGCCTTTAGTGTCGTTTTTCGCGTAGCAGTTGGAGCCTCGTCGTTTTCGGTGTATTGAACCGAAACAACGGTGTTTCCATATGCCTCATTGCCGTCAATCATCACTAGCCAGTGACCTTGTTCGTAGAACCATTCGCCGATGTTTTCAGCCGTTGCTACCTCCCGCCTGCCATTGCGGAACTCCAGAATGTCCAAACCCAATGCACGAACTTCGCACCATTGGATGGTGACCCTGCCGCTTACTGTATCTAAAGGGTGGTTGGCTTTGAGTTTCATTTCTTCATTGTGACCAAGTGCATCCATCAAACTGTTTGCAAGCGTCGTGCATTCAAGAAGTTCGATAGGTGCGCTGATACATACGTTGTGAGTTATTTTCATTGTTTTTTCCTTACAAAACTTCTTGTGCCCAGAACAAGTAAGGGACGTTTGCACCACCGGCTATAGTTCCTGTGCCACCACCAACCAACCACTGTGTTTTTACTGTGTGGGAAGCCGCCGTTAGAGCGGCAGTCTTACCTACAAAGTTAAAATTCTGGTATGTATTTACTGTTAGTTGCGTCATGCATTTTCCGTAGGCACCCATCTGCAAAGACCCATCAACCGCCACGTTGATCACAAGATTTAAGTTAATCGTATCTATATAAGCAGATGCTTCAAACCCATAAATTACAGGACGAGCGCCAGTGGTGAATGTAATGGTCGCGCTAGTAACATCAACAAGGGATGTGCTGCTGGTAGTGGCGTTCCCAGCCGTAGTAAGAACTCGACCAGTAGCCAGAGCGCCAGATATGCCAGTTGTTGCTGGAAGACCCGTGCAGTTTGTCAAAACACCACTTGTTGGAGTCCCAATTGCACCGCTTACAGTAACCAACGTCCCCGTAGCACTCGGCAGCGTAATGGTCGCCGTGACCGCATCAGTTGGCGTGAGCGTGGTCGATCCGCTTGTTGCTCCTGCTAGAACTACTGTTCCCATATCTATGTTCCTTTACAAGATGACCCAGCGGTAGCCGCTTGGGATTGTTACTACTGCACCGCTGTTGATCGTAATCGGCCCAACTGAAGCGGCTGAGAACCCAGTAGGTAAGGTATAACTGGTGGTCACAATCAATTGATTCTGCACAAACACCTGATCACCACCACCACCCGTTGCGCCTCCGCTTATTGCTACAACAACTCCACTGTTGTTCTTAGTATAGAGAATCTTGTCAGTGACATTGACCGCTATCTCACCAAGCAACATATTCCCAGCAGAAGGCGCAGCCCCCGACGTTATTGAGTTATATGGAACAAGTGGCGTGAAATTAGACTGAGCCATATTTAATCCTTAAGAAACCACCCATCTGGCAGTACCAGACAGGGTGACAACAACTCCACCAGATATCGTGATCGGCCCCACACTCGCCGCTGAATTACCCGTAGCAACCGTGTAGCTTGTCGCAACCGTCTGGCTATTCACAACCAGTCCATTGGATGCGTTCAATACCGTTGCTGCCAACTCACCCGTGGATGGCTTGTACAAAAGGTTGGCGTTTGACGTATAGACAGTGGTTGCGGTGCCGCTAGTAGCACTTGCAAACAACGGGTACAAGTTGGATGCAGTGGAGGTGTCATTGGAAACAGAAGCCCCTCCAACAGGATTCCAAGCAGGGCTTGATCCGCTATATCCTTCAAACTGGCTGGTAGTCGTGTTGTAACGAAGCATCCCAGTAGTTGGGGTCGGTTGCTGCGCCGTGGTCCCCTTGCTAATCAGCAAAGCGCCAGTGGACGAGAATGTTGAGTCTAACGTGGCGGTCAGAGTGGTGAATGCGCCTGTGGTTGCTGTTGTTGCTCCTACCGTACCGTTGATGTTGATCGAGGCGGTGCCGGTAAGGTTAGTGACTACACCAGCAGAGGGCGTTCCTAGGTTTGGAGTTGTCAGAACAGGCGAAGTTGAAAATACAACAACTCCAGTTCCAGTCTCATCTGTCAACGCCGTTGCTAAGTTGGCTGAACTAAATGATCCAAGTGAAGCAACCTGACTGCCATTACCCGGCCCAGCAGTAACCATTCCGGTCAGTTGGGTGATGCCGGTGTCCACATCAGGTGGGGTAGCCCAAGTTGCATCTCCACGCCAAAAGGTTGTAGCAGACGCATTTGTGCCAGAGTTTAAGTTGGTGGCTGGCAGATTTCCTGTCACCCCGGTTGTAAGAGGCAAGCCAGTAGCATTTGTCAATACACCAGCAGAAGGCGTTCCAATATTAGGAGTGGTTAACGTCGGGCTTGCCTGCATCACAAACGTAGAGCCAGTTCCAGTCTGTGCCGCTACAGAAGTTGCATTACCAACAGATGTGATCGGGCCTGTCAGGTTGGCATTGGTAGCATCATTACCATTTAGCTTTTGAATTGCTTGAAGGATTGAATCTGTAGCCGCTACGGTTCCTGCGCCAGACACATACCCAGTCAGAACCTTCCCGATAACCGTAGCGTTTGGTACGGTTGCAGCATTGCCAACTGAGGTTACTTCGCCCGTCAGATTGGCGTTGGTTATTACGGTAGCAACTTGGCTACCGTTCCCCGGCCCAGCAGTCACCCCGCCGGTCAATTGAGTGATACCTGTATCAACGTCTGGAGGAGTAGCCCAAGTTCCATCGCCGCGCCAGAATGTCGATGCTGATGCGCTGGTGCCGCTGTTTAGATTCGTGACGGGGAGATTGCCAGTAACTCCAGTCGTTAAAGGAAGACCCGTTACGTTGGTCATCACTCCAGATGCTGGAGTCCCCAAAGCCGGAGTCGTTAAAACTGGGCTGGTTAGGGTCTTGTTGGTCAGCGTCTGCGTACCAGTCAGGGTGACAACAGTGCTGTCAATGGATATGGTGCCGCTGGAGGTTATAGGCCCACCCGTAAGACCCGTGCCGGTGTTGATCAGGGTTACAG